GTTTTAATAGGTCTTCTGAATTGGTTTTACCTCCCTTGTATGCTTTTTTAATTTCAGTAGCCCATCTTTTAAACCATCCTGGTCCATTCCAACAAGCATACACAAAGTTAAATAGTAGCCGTCCATCCGATTCAATAATCTTTTGTAGGTTAGTATCTGCAAGGTATGTTTTCATATTAGAATCGTAAACCGGCTTCATTACTTTAATTGCTAGATCTAAAAGATCTTTCTGCAAAGGGTCAGGTGGTATATAATTCCATTTCCATTTACCATTCTTCTGTGATTCGTCAATCTTTTTCCAAAATGCCAGTCCGGCAGAAGTCTTATTGATACTACCTCCTGCTACTCTATCAATACCAAACATTGTTTCTCCGCTTGTTCCATATCTACTATCTCCAGTGATATGGTAACGTGGATTGTAATATCCGCCTTCCAGGTAAGCGATAACCTGTTTTGTTACTTCTTCAAACTTACTGACCTCTTTTTTTATAGTTCCGGCAACTACTGTGTAGGACTTTCCTTGATTAAAACTGACGTTCTCAGTTGCAGAGGTAGCTTTTATTTCTGTTGCTAAAAAAAAGTTTTTCATCTATTATAACTATATTTTATTAAGTTTCTTTTAAGACAGTGATTGCAGATAGTTTTGTAGTCCATTTACCGGAATTGTCTATTTCGTGACTAACCCCTAAAACTATTAAATCAAAATTCTCACTATAAGTATAAGGTAGCAAGTCGCTACTTAAAGTGCAACGTTGAAATATTTTAATTCCGCTGATGCCTGCTAAAGTAAGATCTACCTTCACTGGGATGAAAGTTGTAGATACTTGGTTACTTTCTGTAAATTTCCCTAGAAGTGCTTTGTACATTTCAACGGGAATATTCTCCAAGTTAACTTTTACATCCTCAGACTTTAGTAAAATCTTATTTTGACCGGTTTCTACCTGGTTGGCAATAATTTGAACGTAAGCTTGCCTGGTTGTTTCAAACTGAGTGTTTTGTTTATCTACTAAGCTTATATCATTAACGGCATCCTGACTTACTATTTTCTTTTCCGGGTATATTCTGTCTAACAATCCTTTACTTAACCTACTTAGGGATGTAGCTTCTTCTCCTAACTGGTTTGCATTTGCTTGGGCACTAATTGCAATCATAGAAGCAATTTCAGGTGTTACACTACTTTGAGCAGAAATGTTTGTTACAAAGCTCCCTAACCCCTGTACTTTAACGGTTGTAATACTTGGAGTTTTAAAAGTTCTTAATCCTTTAATTCTCTTCTGATTAAAATCAACTATAGTTAGTGAGTTTGTATCTTCGTCTATAATAACTTGAAAATCATTAACACTACCTAAAGCTTTAGTAATTACATCACAAACTTCCTGTAGGTAGCCTCTAATAGTTGATTTGTTTTCTGCATTGTTACTGCTTTCAAAAATTAAATCTGATAAGTATCCAACGTTTATGTAAATGTAGTTGATATTACCAATGCTTGGGAAAATTGAATATTCTTTTATATCAACTTCTGCTTCTTTAGTTAATGCTGCTTGAATAGCTGTTATGTTAGCATCTTTAAATTCCGTAAAGGGTTTAAACAAACTAACTCCCTCTTGGTCGAATGCACCGTCACCTGTACCTGTATACTTGTTAAAAATATAACACTTAGATAAATTACAGGAAATAGTAGTTGAATAAGCAAAGCATGGTTTATCAGACTCCCAATCTATCTTAAGGATCGGTTCATTAGTTTTACCCACCATATTAACATACTCGTTTAAGAACCGTAATAGCGTCTGAAAAGATATATAAATCTCACCTCCCGCATCAGCATACTGTAACATATTTCCACCACCGAAGGCTGGATCTTTAATTGTCTTTGCTATAAAATCTGAATACTGTCCCATGTTAATCTACATCTAATCCTTCAATTAACTTTTCCATTATGTTGGAAAATATCTTATCTCCAACGGTATTGCCGTCCTGGTACTGACTGTCTGCTATATCTACATTGATAGTGGGTATAGTTCCTGAGTTTAGGATCTCAATAATATCCTCTTTTGGTCTTTTTGAGTTTTTTAAGTAGGCAATTTCTGCTAGTTTAGATTCGTCTGTGCTTGATTGTAGATTAGTAAAGTACTTTTCGATTGCATCTAAAGATTTTTTATAGTTTTCTACACCTTGTATTTCTTCACTTTGCACGTCAAATGCGTATAAACTAAATAAACTTGATGGCGGTATGTTAAAGCCTGTTGCTACTGCTGTCCATGCAGCAAGATCCTGCGGTCGTATAGACTGTACAACTTGTCCTCCTCCTCCAACACCGTTCGCGGTGTTTGTCTGTACTGTAGAAGTTCCATTGTTGAAGATTTGTAATCCTTCATAAAACAGGGTGTAGTATTTTCTGAACTCCTGCAATGCAGCTGTGTATTTCTGTCGGATAGGTTCTAAATCATCGACTGCTTCAACCGCTTTATCAATTTGCTCTACTGCTTTTTGATTCTCAGGAGATCCGTAGTTTTTTAGGAGGGGTTTAAAAATTTCATCATAAAGTTCGTAAAAGAATCCATTAAGTTTTGAAGCTTCTTTATTTACTTGAATTGCTACCAAATTGTCAAAACTTTGAGATACTTGTATTTGACTAGTTAAGTCTTTAGTGTTGGTTCCGCCAATATTTACTTTTAGTGAATCTATTATATCTCCTGCTGAGATTAAGTATAATTTAATATCAAAGCTTAGATCGTTTCCTATAGTCCAGGAATAGTTAGTTACTTTACCTAACATCCCATCATAGTTACAAGCAGTTGCTTTTTTATTAAAAGCTAATCTATCAAAGATAGTTTCTGGATCAACATCGTTTTGGTCTTTAAATAGGATATTAGGTATTGAATAAGCTTGAGTTTGTTTAAATTCTCCTCCATTATTAAACCATAGAGTATTTCCCCACTCCAATACCACTGTATACCCTAACCTTAAGTAAACTGCTTCTATAGCCTCAAATTGAGATCTAGTATAACATTTCATAGAAACAGTTGCCTGCTTTAATGAACCGTTGTTTTTATAATTGCAAGTAATGCTTGTAATTCCTGGAGGTGGTTTTAATCCCTGCTCAGGTCCTGATAAGAATCCATAAGTGTTGTTAAGTCCGTATCCGATTCCACCTTTTATTGGATCTAAACTAACACTATTAGACCCTGTACTAAAGCTAGAAACTCCTCCCCAAAGCACTAAATTCCTCGCTAAGGCAGTTCCTTCAATTGATGATTTACTGATTCCTAACCTTGTACTTAATGTTTCTGCTCTTTCAGATTCAACTTTAACCCCTGATGAAAGTCTTATCCAACCCGTATTAGAGTTGAACACGCTAAGATCTTCCGGGCTTTTCTGCGTCTTTGCTAACTTTTCTTGCCTGGTTTTAACTTGTCTGTCAACGTAATCATCAAAAGGTAATCCTAATATCTTAACCATTGTTTAAATTATTAAAACTGTCTATAACTGCATCGACAGGGAAAGGAATACGTAATTGAGTTCCTAGAACCGGATAGAGTAAGCTATATGTTTGAGTTGGGTTTGCTGCGGAGATAACCCAGTATAACGTAGCATCCCCATAGTATTCATATGCTAAGTTGTCTAATCTGTCACCGTCTGTTGTTATAACGTAAATATCATTTTCGCTATAAGGAATCTCAGGGTATCTTGTTACACCTTGGTATGTAATTCCTGTAGCGGTCTTATATGTTCTAATATCAGCGTAGCGGTTCATATTATTGAAGTACTAATTCTGGATTATTACCATCCAGAGCGTTTCCGGTGAGGTTGGTTTGGTTCGGTGTACTTTCAGGAGTTAAAATAGTAGCTTCTACTGATCCAGCTGATGTAAACTTTTTCAAGTTCGCTGCATCTACGTTGCTAAGGTCGGTAGTATCTGTAGATGTTCTCCTTACATATGAGAAATCTCGATCTGTATATGATCCGCTTGCACCTAGTCCTGATAAGTATGCATTACCGTCTGCAGTAGCTGGTTGAGGTGTAATAAATGCAGTCTTAGCAGTAGTACCTAATTGAGGAGCAAAATCATGAATCGGAGTAAAGTTGACGTTAACTTCAAAATACTTTGGAGTTTCTAACATACCAAAATCACTTTCTCCTTCAGGAGAGTTTAAAGCAATCTCCCAGGCTGCTTCTTCTGGTATGTTGTAAGTTAAGTTTGAAATAAAGCCTGGAACAATGTATAAGTAATCCCCGATTGTAAGTCTAATAAGGTTACCTTTCATATACCCGTTTCTATAATCAGGAGCAAGTGATGCTGCTAATAGATTTAGTTTTTGGTATATTGATCTCATTTCTGCTCTAGATTGGGGATGTACCTTGAAAGAAAAGCTTATTTCCCTTGTAAAGCCAGTGTAATTGTAAAATTTTTCTCCCCTACCTACATATTTTGTGGAATCCCACTCTGATCTGAAGTTATCGTTGATAGCTCCTAAGAATGCTCTAAAGTGAAGAAAGGTAGAATGGCTAGGTTTTGTATTGTCAATAATTTCAAATCTAAACTTAACTAGATCTCTTGTTAAAGTGTCTGCATCTGCTACGATATCACTATAGTAGGCAGGTAAAACGTTGATTCTATCAAGAGCGTCGTTAGTATAGTAAGTTAACTTACCTCTACTTCTACCTCTACCACCCGGGTTTCCTAGACCAATTCTCTGTTCTCTGTTTACTTTTGGTGAGGTATAATCAAAAGATATTAAGCCTTGACGGTCTTGTTTAACTTTATCTGATTGCTGCGTGTAAGTTTCTCTAATTTGACGTCTAAAATCCTGAATGTCGGATAAGCTAGTGCTTTCATTACGTCCAATAGGTATTCTTGCTAGTAGCTGCTTCTGGGTTAACGTGTATGCTCCGAAAGCTGTTGTTTTTTGAGCGTTAGTATCTGGGAAGGTTGCTTTAGCAAAGTAAACACTTGGATCAAAAGTGAATCCAGTGTTGTTTGCGTTTATCTGATTATTCAAATAAATCTGAGAATCACTTATTTTGTCTGATGCGTATCCTAGATCAATAGCTTTGTTTGAAGCTCCTAAATACTTAGTGTAATCATAATTGATAAGTGAAGCTTTTTCTTTCGATGTTTGTAAAGCTGCTTTTTGCTTTTTAAGGTTTTCTCTACTGTATGCCCTATTGTCTGCAAATGGAATAACTGTTTTACCAATTCCTTTTAGTGAATTAGGACCTCCAGAGTATGAAAGTATAGTGTTTGGATCAAGAGATACTCCAGTCGGAGCTCCTACACCAAAAGCTGCATTACCTTCTATTTTTCTTTCGTATAGAATTGTAAGCCTGTTTGTTTGATCAAAATTGTATAAGTTCTTATATTGATACTCGTATTTTTCAGTCTTATCCCAAATAGGATAAAGTCCCTGCTTTTCTATATGCAGTCCTGTTCCAGAAGCTCCAACTTGAGCTAAAGTCATTAAGGGATTATACATCCCTGATATAGGTGTTGCTCGGTTCGGTCTACCAGGAACTATAGGATTCTGTAAAGAAAGTAATTCTTGTTTGGCAATAAATAAACCACCCTCTCTTGAAACTAAGAATTTAGTTATTCTTTCAAGATCATCTACTCTATTGTTTAAAGCATTTTTAGGATCTCTTAATAAGAAATCTGGGAAGGTAGTTGTCGGTTCAGACTCTACCGATGGTAGTTTTGTTTGAATGAAAGGCTGTTTACTACTTCCTCCTCCCGGTCTATCATTACCGTACTTTAGACTACGGGAATTATATTTAAATTGGGAAGGATCTGCTAGTAGTTCTTTTAAAGCCATTCTTTAGTGTTTTATTGTAAAGTAGAGAGTTTACACCCAAGGATGAGTGTACTACCAATCCTACCGATTAAGGACGCTTAGGTAGAGGAGTGATTCTACTTGCAGCTTGAGCATCGTCAGGTCTTAACGTTACATCGTAAGTTCCTTTTTCAAAGCTATCGTTAATAGCAGGAAAACTAGCATCTCTGTTAGCTGTTGATGGTACTAATCCATTCAATGAAAGATTTGGAGTTTTGTTAGTTTTTAACCTCTGTTCTAAAGTAGTTGCCATAATTTTAAGTTATTTATGTTTACTGTTATAAATATTGAAGATATTAAAATTTATTAAACGGGTGCACTATAATCTATAGACCCACCGAATGCTCGGATGTTCTTACCTACTGCATAATCCTGTCTTGCAGTTGCATTACCGATAGCTGCACCGTTTAGGTTCAAGTTAATACTTGTATTTGAAGGAGCAACACTAACTTGATTGTTAACAGTTGATTGACCACCACCGGCTTGATTTGCAGAATAGGGGAAGTTTTTATCTGTAGTAGCGAAGAATCGATCTTCATTATTTAACCTAAATGCACCTTTTCCTTTTACCATTAAAGTTCTTTCCCCGTATCCATCACCGCCAGAGTACATGTCATCTACGTTAGTAGCTGCTAGCATTGCAAGAACTGCACCAATACCGCCCAATATTACAGGTAGCAAAGATCCTCCGCTGATTGCTGTTGCTGTAGCAGTGGCTGCCGCTGCTGTTCCTGTCTGTAGACCGAAAAAGACTGCAGCTCTGGCAATTACAGGTGCGAAAGCGGCTGCTAATTTACCTAACTGTGATCCAGCCATGAACCCGAGTATTCCTGAGATTACTGTTATGTCTGTTAGGAACGTCCCTAAAGGACCGGCAACAAAATTGGCAAATGTTTCGGAGAGTTTTTCCACAGCTTTTTGAAGCTTCTCTTGTACTGTTAAGCTTTCTATCCTACTCTGAATTATTTCTTCTTCTGTCATTGCTTGTTCTTGAGCAGTATTTTTCATATACTCCTGTTTGAACAGCATATCAGAAAGTTCAGGAAGTGACATTCCTAAAGCTTTTGCCTGTGCCTCTTGAGCTAAAACTGTTTGTTTTGTAAAATCACTATAAGTTCCGACTTGACCGTTCAACTCATCCATTAATTTGGATTGTTGATTAGTCAAAGCGTAGTATCGAGCCTGTTCCAGGTTTAACTGTTTACCTGATAGTACCTCAGCTGCTAATTCATCCTCAATAGATTGTTGGAAATTTAACAACCCTTGAGCAGACTTGTTTACTGTCTCTAATGAAATACCTAAAGCATTTGCTTTTGCTACACCCTCTGTTAATGCCTGGGTTGATCCTTTAAACTGAATCAAGGTATAAGCTGATGCTTTACCAACAGATTCTAAAACTGCTTTTTGGTTTATATTAGTTTTATACTGTCTACCAATTTCAGCAGTAGTCCCTACAGAGGTCTTATATACTTCTGAAGCGTTTTTACCAAAAGCATCAGCTTGGGTAACTAGACCTGCAGCTCCTTGTTCGGATAGTCCTACAAAGGTATTTAGTCTAGCAAAAGTTTCTGCGGTGTCCTTAGTTACTTTTCCTACCGACCCTAACTTACTTTGAATTGCTCCAATAGATTTAAGTAGGTCAGCACTGCTTAGTAGACTGTTAAAGGTTGTAAACTCTCTAACTAATTCTCCGGCTTGATCTTTAGATATAGCAAGACTCTTCTGTACCCCTACTACTGCTTGGTCGAACTTTAAGAAGCCTTTTACTAACAGTCCTACAGTCGCTGAAAGTATAAATGCAGGATCTACTAGTCCTCTTATTAAACTTTGACCGGTTAGTGTTATAGCTTTACCCAAAGTTTGCCACTGTCCTGGGAATTTTTCGTTAATTCTATAGTATTCGTTTGCGTATTCGTTAAGTTTTTCTTGAGATTTTGCTGATGCATCTCCTAAGCCCTTAATATTCCCTACTGTTTTTAAAATCTTTCCAGACAGTCCTAAACTACTCTCTCTGTCCTCTTCTTGTTTTTTTGCTTCTTTTGCTAATTTTTTCTCTACCTCTAATTGTTCTTTAGAATATCTTAAAGCCTGTGCATATTGTTCTACGAGGGTTTTTTGTATCCCGGTAAGGTCTATGTACTTATCACTTTGAAGCAGTATATCGCCGGTTGTCTTATCAACTAATTCGTCTATTGTACTTAAACTAGCATTTTGAGCTTTTAAAACTGATACTAAGTTTATACCAGCTGCTAATTCTTCAGCTTTTCTTTTGTTGATCTGTTCTAAGATGCTTTTTTCTTTCGCTAGACCCTGTTGCTGTAGGTATATGTTTGTAGCTGTATCTTTGGAAGTCTTACTTAACGTATTAAAGTTCTTCTGTAAATCTTTTGCTAAAGACTTTACTACAGTGTCTGTATCGTTTAATACAGTTGCAAGTGTTGCAGCAATCTCAGCAGTTATACTGCGTAATGCTTCTGCAACAATAGAGGCTGTTTCTAGAGCATTATCTCTTAACTCTTGGTTAGTTTGGTTAATATTCTGGTTTGGATCAGCCATATGTTATAAATAGGAAAAGGCATCGATTTTAAGATGCCTTTATCCGTATGATACTTTTTTACCTTTTGCGTAATCCGGTACTTCAATCTGACCGCTTTTAATTTTTTTAGCTAAGTCTTCCGGGTTTTCCTTTTGTTTATTTATTTTATCGTAATGTTCTTTCATTTGATGAAAGATATACTTTCTCAAGTGTATAGGAAGTTCGTATACTTCTGTAAAAGAATATCCTCCTTGACCATTAAACACTATTTGATGTATTTGGTCAAATATAAACTTTCTATGCTCAGGCGTCAGGCCAAAAAAAGCTCACATTAATTGGTAATGCGACGTCCTCCTCAACACCGTTGTAGGTAACTTTAACAGTTAAATCGATATCTGGTTGAACTCTTCTGATATACTCTCTTAATGCTTTTGATTCTCTTGCAAGTAACTGGTTATCTACGAAAGATCTAATTGCTCCTGGTTCCCTTACTTGATCTACCGATGTAATAATATATTTTAACCGGGTTGATAATTCAGGAGATGCATCTTTGTTGATTTTCTTCAAGCCGGCAAGTTCTTCTCTAATTTTATCTTCGTCTCCAACAGTTAAAATCTTAAAAGTAATTTCTGTTTTGGAAAAAGGTAATGTATACTTAAACTCGTTAACGTGAGGAGTGATTAAAGATTCATCAAAAGGTTTATCTTCTAACGTAGTTAAATCAACTGCTTGCTTTTCACCGCCATAAGTAAACTCGTAATCTTTACCGTAACCTAAAATACGAGCAGCAATCATAACTGCATTTTGATCTCCTGAAACTAGTTGAGTGTAATCGATGTTATCTACAATCAAAGACTGAAGTAGCTTATCAATTACAATTCCTTTCTGGATGTAGTTTTGATTGGTTAAGATGTCTTCTTCCTTTGCTGTCATGTATTTCATTTGAAGCTTTCCGGAAGCAAGTGGTGAATCTTTAGGGTAAAGTAATCCTTTTGAAGGAAGATCAATAACCTCTGTTGGGAATTTGAATTCTGACATATACTAATTTGTTATAACTGTTCTATTATAAATATATATAAATTAGGTTTATACGTCCACTAGAACGTAATTTCCTTTGTAATTCATAACGTTTGTTGGTGACCAATCGATTTCATCTGCATTAATACCTGCTTTCTTGAATGCTTCTTTTAGGGTAACTAAGAACTGTTTTAATTTATCTGATAATCTAGGATCTAATTCTTCATCGTAAACTAAATAATCTTCTGCTTTAGTTCCATTAGCTGCAATCTCTTCTGCTTCCTGAGGTGCTAACTGCTCGGCATTTGTCATATCGATAACGCCTGATTTACCTCCAGCAAGTCTCTCTACTTTGTAGATGGGGATGATACATGAAAAAGAGTGGTTCAATAGTTTCTCAGCGTGTTCTAGCTCATCAACATCCGTAGTAAGCTTCTTTACGTCGGATCCTTTTTCCATTACAATGCCATTATCTCCACCTCCGATTTTAGTATACCCGTCCTTCTCTAATTCGTATTGTTTCGACTTTAAAGCCGGTGGCATAACTAGTTCGTTTAAAATATCTATGAGTTTCATATAATAAAAAAGCCCTCTCTAATAAATAGGAGGGCTCTTTCTTTAAGATTATTCTTACTTAGAAGTTCAAGATACAATAATCCATTCCTAAAGTCAAGGAAATGTTTTGTGCAGTTGAATCGTTATCGAAGTTTAATTCACCAAAATCAGCAGTCTTAACAAAAGCTCCTTTTAGTACCCACTCAGAAACAATATCACCTACTGGACCTACGATGTCGATTGTTACGTCCTTCTTGTAGAAGTCAGAATAACCATCACGGCCAGTTACTGATTCGTGGTGTAAACGTACCCATTCCATTACTGCCTGTGCTCCTGAAGGAGTGATAGGATCAAATAATGTCAAAGTTACATCATTCCATCTCAATTTACCTTTTACTTTACGGTAAACGTTAATATGGTTCAATACAATTTCGCCCTGTTCGAATCCTAATCCATTTACCCCTTTAATAAGGTAAGCTGGAATACCATCAACGTACATGATAAATCTATTCTGTACTTTGGGTTCAAACGCGGTGAAGAAAATTTCGTCTGCTGTTAAAATTGCCATTTTGCTATTTGTTTATAAATATTGCCTTATGTTAAAATTATCCTGGGAATGTAGTTCCTGTTGGAGTAATGTTGAAATCTAAGTAGATGAATTCGGCAGTCTTAGTAGGTTGGATATAAATTTGACCAACCATCTCGTTTCTGTCAACTACATCTGCTGTGTTGTTTGATTCGTCCATCACTACTTTGAAAGCGTAAAGTCCCTGTCTCTGTTGAACTGATTCTAGGTAAGGATTAACCTGTGCCAAGAAAGAATTTCTAGT